AACTTAAATAAAAAGGGGAGTAATAAGAAGGGTGTTTATTTAAATAATGGGTTTATAATAATGGGTTTATAATAATGGGTTTATATATATACATACCATTATTTTTTTTTTTTTTTTTTTTTTTTTTAATGGTATGTAATTCAAAAAGCATACATATATGTAAACATATATATTTCCATATATATATGTAAACATATAAACACATATAAAACCATACATATTTAAAGCCTTATTTGTATTATTATCTTATGTAGCACGTTTTTCAGAAAGTGAGCCCCGGTGCCACACAACACACACAATACACACATTACACACAATAAATGCAAATTTATGATATAAGCAGCATAAAAAGGCAAAAAAAAATCGCCTTACATTCATGTAAGGCGTTCACATTTTTGTATGCGCTTGCATTATGGTTAATTATTCGACTTCAACACCACCTTCATCTTCTAACATATCCTTCAACTGCTTAAGTAAAATCGGGTTTTCAACGACACGCTTTGCTTGTGCTGGTGTGAAACCGTTCGCGATTAACGTCGCGTATGTTTGTTCATCTTTCGTCATTGATGAACGCGACCCTAGCACCGGTGCAATAAATGTGTCTATGGCCGGGGGAATCATCTTCTTTAATCTCTTGCGGTCTTGGTATGCTATCGCGCATCTTGATACAACATACATATCTTTATCAGCGTCAGAAAGTCCGCCTGTAACAACAGTTAATGCTGTCTTATATGCAACACCATTGATCGTAGTTACTATGTTCTTAGTGTATTTTGCCATGTCCTTGCATCCTTTCTGCACATCACATACAATGTGCATGTTATGAATGCAAGCGCATACATATATCACACGTTCTTGTCAACTATGCTATGAAGCATAGTAAGTGTGATTTGTCATTTTTCATGCACACAGCGCATGTGAAATGACTTATGAGAAAGAGCATACAATATTAAATTGTGCCTGAATTATAATTGCATAATTGCTATTTGTCAAGGGTTATTATTAACAAGATTGTTAATGCTAAAAACATTCAATGATTATTAGGTGTTATGCAATAACATCATGTGCATGGATGCACACATTGTTAGCAATTAATGTATGTGTGTGCATGGATGCACATAAAAAGGCACCCCCCTCTATGGGAAATGCCTGTCCCGCACCACTTGGTAAGGTGTTTTTAGGAAATGGAATGGGAAAACTAATTTAACAAAAATGTACATTCACATTATCTTATGTTAAATTTTAACATAACCTATTGGCCTTTGGCCAATATTGACATTGATAATGTTGGCAAATATTACATATAATAATACATTGACATCCATCATTTTTTATGTTATGGTGTTGTCAATAATAGATGTAAATTGATAAAAATATGGAGACTTAAAAATGGGAAGGAATCCCTCTGAGGATGGGCGAAAATATCAAATACAGGAGATGTGGGCCCTTCATAAGGAGATTAGTAGGCTTTTATTAATTGGGATGAAGAGTGTGGACATTGCTGCCCAACTTGGTATAACGGAGGCAACTGTCTCCTACACAAAGAATAGTGAGCTTGTTAAAAGGAGGATTGCGGAAATGGAAGCTGCAAGGGATGTTGATGCAATCGACATTTCCAAACAAATAAAAGACCTGGCACCCAAGGCAGTTGAGGTATTAACAAAATTAATGGATGATGGGTTGGAGCCCATTCAATTAAGGGCTGCCTTTGGAATACTTGATAGGGCTGGATATAGCCCTGTTCAAAAGTTTCAAGGGTCCATGGCTGTTTTGTCATTGAAGGATATTGATGAAATCAAAAGTAGGGCTAGCAATTTGAACCTTTTATGTGATGATGTTATTGATGTTCCTTATAATAATACCAATGATGTTGAAAACATTGGAAACATTGGAAACATTGAAAACGGTAATGATATGGGTGTGCAAATATAAGGTGTTATAAGAATGGCGACAAAATCATACATGGTTGGCAGTTGTGGTCCATTCGAATATGAGGATGATGACCCTGAAACCCTTGGTGCTTTTCAAACAGATGGGGAGGTTTATATACAAGGGTATAAAGCCATCACTGAATATTTATCATCAGGTATGACAAGTAGTGAGGATTCAAAGGTAACATCATCTGCAACTGCTGCATCGGTCGCAGATTCAAAGGCTGTAAGTTCTGTTTCAAGGGCGGATTCCCGCACATCATCATCTGTATTGGAAATATCACAGGCTGAAAGTAAAACAATTTCAGCTTCATCAGAGTTGACATCAAAGGCGAATAGTAACCACCTTGCAATGTCAATATCCACATCAACAGGTGCATCCACGGATAATAGTACGGTTGTTAGTACAGATACTTCATCAATGACAAGGGCAATGTCTGTATCCGCAAGTGCTGATTTGTCATCCTCCAGTGTCATTTCGGAAAATGATAGTGAGGTTGGAAGTGCAACATTATCCACCTCAACAATAACATCGGAAAATAAGAGTGAGGCAACATCTGCATCCACGTCAGCCACGGTAGCAATTTCATCCACGGAGAGTATTGCCAATAGTGCTGAAACATCATTGGGTCTGGCCCAATCAGTTGCCTCCTCCGAGCATGTTAGCGCGGTTGCTTCAACCGTTATAACCATATCAAATTCAGATAGTGTGTTGGATAGTTCTGCTCAGAGTGTGCAGGATATATTTGAAGCAGACATTTCATCCATTAACAATCAATGGACAGTTAAATTAAGTGGGAATAGTAGAGTTGCAGGGATTGGACTTGTTGGTGACCCAGATGTGAAAAGTGAGTTTGTGGTGTTGGCGGACAAATTCATGGTTGTAACACCAGCGGATAGTGGTGCAGCAGTTACCGTGTTTGAGGCTGGGAGTGTAAGTGGCGTGGCATCTGTGGGGGTTGCAGGGGCAAAAATCATTGATGGCACAATTTATGCCCAATCAGTTGGGGCAAATGAGATTATAACAAGTTCGGCCAATATAAAGGATGCCGTTATAATATCAGCCAAGATTAGCAATTTAGCAGCGGATAAGATACATGCTGGCACGATTGGAGCACATACCATTTATTTAGGCGATAGTACGTTTACATTGGATGGCTCCAACAAATTATTAACCATCAAAGATAGTCAAGCAACTGCTGTTACAAGGGTGGAACTTGGGAAGTTTGGTGTGGGTGATACCGATTATGGTTTAAAGTTGTATGATAGTGATGGGAATGCAACATTCCAAGCCTCTGATACATTGGTTCAGAGGTATATAAAGATGGATGTGTTAAGGATGTGGAGGAGGATTAAAAGGGAATGGATTGTAAACAATACCTCTGATTATATTGGAGGTGGACTATGTGCGACTGATAATGGGGTTTATGGCCTACTTGAAAATGTGTCCAACCATGATATTTACAAATATATAATTGATTATGAAGGGCATGTGGTTACGGCAATAGGGACGTTTGTAACAGATGGAACATATGAATTATCCTCCCCCGTAATTGCAGAGGATAGTGCAGGGAGTATGCACTGTGCTTGGGTTACGTCAAATGGAAATGACATTGCATGGTGTAGGGCGGATAGTAATATGTCAGCCATTGGGTCGTCTGCGGTTAAGTTTTCAGATGGAACATATGCCTACACAAAACCTAAATTATTTATAGACCCAGATGATGATGATGTTTACTTTGTTTGGTTGGCAAATGAGGATGTTTACATTGGTGGGTTACAACAAGATGGAACTGAGTTTTTGGGTGAGACCCAATATGCAACTGAGACTGGGGAGATATTAGATGTTGACTTTGGAGTAACCTCCTCCTATATATATGTGTTGTATAATTATGTTTATGATGTAAATTATAATTGCATGAAAATTGTTAGGGCTGTGAAAAATAACCTCTCTGGAAAGACGACGTTGACAAACGTCCATTTGGTGGCAACTGGAAGTAGGATTATTGATGCTGTCTATGACCCTGATAATAACTGTTTTCATGTCCTTCGTTTATATCCCAAAACGTACACAAATGAGGTTTGGTATTATAGGTTTAGTTGTGTTGATGGAACTACTTTAACAAGTGCCCTTGTGTTTGTTTCGGATATTGCTGATACTGGAACATTTACAACAGGGGCCATTGAAATGAGTGATTATAATAATTGTTTGTATATCATGAAAGGAAATGCAAGTGGGGGCGATATTGTCATTTATCCATTAACATATTCAGCATTAACAAACGCTACCCTTGAGGATATAATGGGTGCCATTACAATGGGTGGTGATTTGTTGAATGTGGAGCCTGCGGCAACAACTACCAACATATCAGCAGCCTCTGCTGTTGGTACCTCTATAAAGTATGCAAGGGAGGATCATGTACATAGGGGTTTGATGTTTATAAAGGTTGGCACATATACAGGTGATGGTGTTGATGATAGGGAGGTTGATATTGGCCTTGATCTATCAGCCATGACCTATGCCTATGTAACGGTTAAAAACATCACCAATGCAAGTGAGGCAGCTGTGCATAGGACAAATAATCAGACTGGTGACCAGTCCTGGGTCATGCACGCAGGCTCCTCTGCTGTTTATACCAATTTCATTCAAAGCTTTTCAACAAATGGGTTCAAAGTTGGAACAGATAATGTTGTAAATGATAATGGGGATACATACCAATATGTGGTCTTTTACCAATACTAATAAAAATGGGATTATAGAATATGGATGCAGAATTTAAGGTTTTGTTGGAGAGGATTGACAATGGATTTGTATCCGTTGGAGATAGATTGGATGTTTTAAAGAATGATTTTAACCTACATAGGGTACATTGTTTGGAAAGATTTTCAGGGATTGAAAAAGCCATGGCGGTTGATGCTGCTGTTGGCAAGGCAAAGGGTTGCATGGAGAAGGAAAGGCTTGATTGGTGGAAATGGATTATAAGAGGGATTATTGGAGTGATTGGTGTCCAATCATTTTTATCCCTCTGGGGCGTCTTTTGGAGGGTGTTGGGAAGTGGGAGATAATTTGAGGGAGGAAGTGAAGGCATTGATGGCTCAATGCTTCCTTTCCACAAAGACAACAGCTGGTGTTTTGTTTCCGAATAGGTTTTATAGGAAATTTTCATCATTACATGATGCTATTTTTAAAATCATTGATGATGATTCCATACAGAAATGTGCGATTGTGGCTCCGAGAGGTTGGGGAAAAACGAGTATATGTAATATGGCATACCCTGCAAAAAGAATTCTTTTTAGGGAAAAGAAGTTTGTTGTGTTAATTAGTAACACAGCAACACAGGCTGTTATGCAGGGGGAGAATTTAAAGAGGGAATTAATTTCAAATGATGTGATTAAAAAGATTTTTGGAAATGTTAAGAGTGATTCCTTTAGTAAGGAAATGTGGATTACAGATAGTGGTACGGCGGTTATGCCGAGGGGAAGTGGGCAGCAAGTGAGAGGGATTTTATTTGGAGATAATCGCCCAGATTTAATTATTGTTGATGATTTGGAGGATAGTGAAGGGGTTAAAAATCCTGATAGAAGGATGATTTTGAAAAAGTGGTTTTTTGAAGATGTGATGGGTTCCATTGATAGGGCAAGTAAAAATTGGAAGATTGTTGTGATTGGGACGTTGTTGCATGAGGATAGTTTGCTGCAAAATTTGATGGATGATGATACATGGGTCCATGCGCATCTTGCTTTGTGTGATGGAAATATGAATTCAAATTGGCCTGATTTTATGACGACTGATGAAATTAGGGGGTTGGCCAATTCCTATGAGAAGCAGGGACTTCTTGATAGCTTTTGTAGGGAGTATCTTGGTATTCCACAGAGTGAGAAGGATAGGAAATTTAAGGCGGAATATTTTAAGGAGTATAGTGAACTTGATTTGAGGGCAAGTAAGGACCCAATTATAAATATAGTGATTGTTGACCCTGCAAAGACAACCAGTAGTACATCAGATGAAACGGCGGTTGTTGGAGTTGGTGTGGATAGCAAGACGCCCTGTGTTTATGTTAGGGATATTGTGTCGGGGAGGTTCCATCCTGACGAGCAGATGGATGTGGCATTTAGTATGGCGGATAGGTTGGGTGCGAGGGTTATTGGGCTTGAAGTTACGTCATTAAATGAGTTTATTACGTATCCATGGAAAACGGAGATGATTAGAAGGAGAAAGTTTTATGATTTGGTTGAGTTGAAGGCGAGGGGTGGGAAGGATGCAAAAAGTAAAGAGGAGAGAGTTGCCGCTTTGATTCCATTATATCGCCTTGGTCTTGTTAGACATAATAAAAATGTTTGTATTCCATTGGAATTACAGTTATTATCATATCCAAGAAGTAAGATGTGGGACATCATGGATGCCCTTGCATATATTGTGGAGATGTTGGAAGTGGGGGAATTGTATTTAACAGGGGAGGATGAATTGGAGTATGATGCAGAGGGGGTATTTGATGCTTTGCATGATGAATATGAGCCTGTTATCAAAAGTTGGAGATGTGTTTGATTAGCTTATGTTAATATTTAACATGAGATAACTTGTAGATTAGGGGGATTCAAGATGCCTTATATTTTAGACCCCAACCCAAATTCGTCAATAAATGTTATGGGGGACCTTGGATATACATATCCAAATGGACTTAATTTGAGGCCAGATGGGGAGTTGCATAAGAAGATTGTTACCTTTTTGTGGGGAAGATTGCTTGAAAGTAGTGGGGAAATTTCAAAGAGGTATGAGACTTGGAAAAAGATTGATAGGTCCTTAACAGCATTTATTCCGTTGAATGAGGCGGAGGAGGACGTGAAGGAGAAGGATAGTAGGAAAGCTGTTCCAATAGTTATTCCCTTTTCATATGCCACCCTTGAAACATTATTAACATATATGATGAATGCCTTTACTGAATACCCAATATTCAGGTATGATGGGGTTGGGCCGGAGGATATTGTTGGGGCTGCATTGTTGGAGAAGATTATAGAGGTGCAGACAATAAAAGCCAAAATGGCTTTAAATTTGCACACTTTCTTCAGGGATTGTTTTGCATATGGGTTTGGTGCATTGGCCCCTGTTTGGAGTAAGACATATGGGAAAAAAGCTGTTGTGCAAGATAATGGATGGTTTTCAAATATGTTTGGCAACTTCATGGGTGGTGGGGGGCAGAGGGTTGAGTTTGAGGATGCTGTGTTGTATGAGGGGAACATATTGAGGAATATTGACCCTTACCATTTCCTCCCAGACCCAACAGTACCGATTCATGAGCCGCAGAAGGGGGAGTTTGTTGGGTGGATTGATTCAACCAATTATATAAAATTATTGGAGACGGAGAAGCAGGACGCATCATTATTTAATGTTAAATATTTGAAGGATATTGCAGGGGAGGCTGGCTATTCACAGTTTAATAAGGAAAAAAGTGATAGTGGGCGGTATGATAGGTATGATTCCTCGAATTTGGTTGGACAGACAACAAGGCCTATTGATGTTATTTATATGTATGTTAATCTGATTCCAGAGGAATTGGGAATTGGAAGTGGGGAATATCCGGAAAAGTGGTTGTTTGGACTGGCCGCAGATAAGGTTGTTTGTGTAGCGAAGCCTATGGCTTTGAATCATAATATGTTTCCGATTGTAACAGGTGCCCCTGATAGTGATGGGTATAGTGTGTCGCCTGTTTCTAGGTTGGAAGTTGTGCAAGGATTACAAACGACACTTGATTGGATGGTTAATAGCCATGTTACGAATGTGCGAAAATCCATCAATGATATGTTAATTGTGGACCCAAGTTTGATAAACGTTCCTGATTTAACAGACCCAGCCCCTGGGAAGCTTGTGAGGTTGAGGAGAGCAGCATGGGGGAAGGGTGTGAAGGATGCTGTTTATCAATTACAGGTTAATGATGTTACCAAACAACATATTCAGGATAGTGTGTATTTAACCAATTTAATGAAAGATGTTTCAGGAAGTGCTGATATTGTAATGGGCATTGCGAGAAGGACTTCTGAGAGGGTAAGTGCGACTGAGAGCCGTGGAACGATGAGTGGGGCGTTGTCAAGGCTGGCGAAAAGTGCAAGGCTTGTTAGTTTGCAAGCGATTGGGGATTTGTCATACATGTTAGCAAGTCATACCCAACAGTTAATGTCCAAAAATTTGTATGTAACAGTTAGTGGTAGGTGGCAGGAATTGTTGATGAAGGAATATGGGGTTGATGCAAACAAGGTTGAGGTTGATCCATTAAAATTGGCCATTGATTATGATGTTGTTATGAAGGATGGGAGCGTCCCAGATGGGTCAAATGTGGATGGGTGGTTGGAAGTATATCAAATCATGGCACAAAATCCGTTGGTTGGGCAGCAGTTTGACATGGTGAGAATTTTCCTTCATATTGCACGTTTAATGGGGGCAAAAGATGTAAATGAGTTTGTGAAGAAGGGTGGGAATATTGCACCAAAGGTTTTGCCAGATGAGGTTGTTGCAGAACAGGTACAGGCTGGCAACATGATTCCAATTGGGGAGGTTGGATGATGAATGAGGATGTATTTTTTTCAAGAGGGGAAGTTGAGGAGTTTGTAAAAGGGCCGATTTGGAAGGAAATTGCGGAAACCATAAGATTGAGGTCGTTACTATTGTCAGGGGAAAATGATAGAATTGACCCAATGAAGGAACCTGGGCAGATTTTAAGGAATCAGGGTGCGTTGGGGGAGCATGAATTATTTTTACGTCTCCCATTTGATATGATTTTGGTTAAACAACAAGGAGGAGAAGATGAATGAAGTTAGTGATATGTTGGAAACAATAGGAGTGGAGATTCAGAAGCCCAATAGTGATGCTGACCAGGGTCAGATAGAACCTGTTGTTGTTGGGCAGGAGACTCCTGCTTCTTCAAATGCGCAGGATGCACAGGAACCTGCACAGGAGCAGAAACAGGAACCTGCACAAGAAGTGCAGGGGCAGGTGCAGGGGCAAGAACCTGCGCAGCAGGTACAGCAGGTACAGCAGGTACAGGCAATGGACGTTGTTGACAAGTCTGCACAGGGGGCAATGAGCTATCAGGAATTGATGGCTATAAATGAGTCCCTTCGGAAAGAATTGGTGAAAGCTGTAACAGGGCCGGTCGCACCCACACCTGATGGTGAAAAGAAGGGAGAGGGTGAGAAACAGGAGCAACCTGTTCAACAGCCTATTCAGCAGCAGGTGCAGCATGCACAGGGTGCACAGGATGCACAGGGTGTGCAGAGGAGTGGGCCTATTGAGTTTGTGGCAACAGAGGAAGAATTGGATAAGATGTTGGATTCGAAGGATGGATTCAATACCTTTATGACAGGTGTTGTGGAATATGTAACAGCCGTAGCGTATGAAAAGTTGATGGGGTCTGGAAGAGAACAGTTATTGAGGGATATCCCATCCATGGTTATGAACATAACTGACCAGCAGGTTGCGTTAAGGAATGTTATTGGGGAGTTTTATAATAAAAATGGTGACTTAGTCCCATATAGTTCATTTGTGGGTTATGTGGCGAATGAGATAGCTGCCAAGGAGCCTGGTCTTAGTTTGCAAGGGTTGGTTGGTAAGTTGGGCCCAGAAGTTAGAATGCGTCTGGGATTAAACAAGGGCGTGCAGAATGCACAGAATGTGCAGCAGAATGTGCAGCAGTCCCCAGGCTTCCCCCCTTCGGGAACGCCAGCACGGGGAGGGGGCCAGAGTGGGCCGACTGGTATTACGAAGGAGATTTTGGACACAATTTTATAATGTGCAGATGCACAAGGAGGTAGGGCAATGGCAAGTTTGGATAAAGTTTTATATGACTTTGCTCGCGGTAAGGGCATTCCTTCTGCTACCCAATCAAGAATTGATAGTGTGTCGTCGTCTGGAGCTGTTGCAGGGTTAACAGATGCTACCAGTCATGCGGTGTCAGCTGCTGGAAGTGCAGCATCTGCGGCGGCGAGTATAGCCTTGAGTGCAGGTGATAGTGGTGGAACTGCTGCATCCACGGCATTAAGTACGGCGTCGGGTGTGGGAAGTACAGCCACGAGTACGGGTGTTAGTAGTGGTTTGAGAGCATCAACGGCTGATAGTAGTGCCCTTAGTACGTCAAGTGGGGTAGCGAGTCAGGCTGCGAGTAAAGGTGATAGTTCTGGAACAAAGGGGAGTACGGTCCAGAGCAATGTAACCAGTGAAACATCAAGGGTTAATAGCGTTGTTACAAGTGAAACATCAAGGGTGGATAGTGTAACGGCAAGTGAAACCTCAAGAGTAAATAGCACCATTACAAGTGAGGTTTTGGACACAGATACCGAGATTTCAAGGGTTGATAGTGTCGCCACGAGTGAGATTTCAAGGATAGATAGTATAGCCGCAAGCGAGACGAGTAGGGTTGATAGTGTTGCGTTGAGTGGAACGAGTGTGGCTGATAGTAAGGGTGTGTCAGCTGCCCTTATTGCAAGTAATGCACAAAGTACATTAACCAGCGATATTTCGAGGGTGGATAGTGTTGCGGCGAGTGAGACAAGTAGGGTGGATAGCACGGTTATTAGTTATGCCTCCGCTATTTGTAGTGAGGCTTTGAGTGCGTCCACAAGTTATGCGTCAAACATTGCAAGTGCGGCTGTGTCTACACATAGTGGGTAAATAATAATAACAAGAAGGAGGAGGAGAGGTAAGGATGAAAGTAGCACATTGGACAGCCTATAATCGAAGTGGTATGAATAGGGTCGCTGAAAGTATATGTGGGGCGGAAAAGGCCCTTGGGCTTGATTCAATCCTTATTGATTTATCAGATGGAAGTAAGTATGCGCAGGCAGAGGATGCTGATATCCACGTTGCGCATACTCATTTCCCTGATAGTATGAGGGCTAAAATCAAAAATCCCAAGATTGTGTGGATTGGGCATGGCACCCCAGAGCATGTATTTCAGAGCAGTGTGGAGGAGGGGCATAGTGGGAAGTATGGTGCAGGTGATGGATGGATGCTAATCCAATATTGGTTGCAGCACGCAGACGCATTGGTTACTTTTTGGCCGAGGCATCAGGCAATTTGGCAGAGTTTATGTGATAAGGGAAGAAAGGTACATTGTATTCCTCTTGGCGTTGATAGGTCGTTTTGGAAACCTATACAGAGTGCGGGTATGTTTGCAGGTAAGCCAAGTTTGTTCTCTTGCGAAAATGCTCATTATATAAAATGGCCTCTTGATTTGTTCATTATGTGGCCTTGGATTTATCCAAGACTTCCAGGGGCTTGTTTGCATGTGGCATATTTACCCACAGATGTACACAGGTGGTTTTTTCCGCTGGTTAATAGAAATGGAGCATCATATGCTTGCCATATTAGTCCGAGGGTGTTTAGTCATGAGGAATTACGCAATGTGTTTTGCTCCATTGATTATTATGTGGGGCTTGTTAAGTATGGGGATTTTAACCGTTTATGTTTAGAGGCAAAGGCGTGTGGGTGTAAAACCATTTCATATGCTGGCAATCCTTATTCAGACTTTTGGCTGCCGGAAGGAAGTCAGGTGGAGGGGGCGGAATTGATGTACCAGATTTTATCTGGTCAAATCACTCCAAGGGAGACAGAACCTGTCCATGATATCTCAGAGACGGCCAAGGGAATGATTGAAGTTTATGAGGAGGTCCTGCGATGATATGGAGGTTGTTTAGGTGGTTTGATTGGAGAAGGAAGGGGGTTAAAGTATGGCATCCGTGCAATATCTATAAAACTGCTATCCTTGGAAAAGGCGTGTCAGTTGGAATGTTTTCAGAGATAGGTCCTGATGTCCATATTGGAGAAGGTGTGAGGATAGGTGCTATGAGCTTCATACCAAAGGGGGTTACTATTGAGGACAATGCGTGGATAGGCCCTCGTGTAACCTTCACGAATGATAGATATCCACCCTCTGATGAATCGGAGTGGGAAAGTACCACTGTCAAGAGTGGAGCTGCGCTTGGTGCAGGGGTAACTGTCGTATGTGGTGTTACCATTGGTGAAGGGAGTATGGTTGGAGCAGGTAGTGTTGTTACCAAGGACGTTCCTGCATATACAATATATGCAGGGAATTATGCAAAACCTATTTTAAAAGGTGAAGGAAAGGAGGACTAATGGATACAACTCCTAAAGTCTTACATATGGTTGGACAAGCTAATTTTGCGAAGCCTGTTGTGGCTGCGGCAAATGCGGGTGCATGTACTATTGTTACAGATGTTTCCATATCAACGCTGACTCTTGGTGCCTTGACGGTTGCGGCTCAGCCGGATTGTCCAAGGACAATGAGGGCTGTGGTAACAGACGCCAATGCAACAATAACAGGTGGGACTGTTACCATTGTTGGTCAGGACCAGAATGGTGATAACATTAGTGATGTTATTGCAATAACAGGTGCAGGTTCGTTTGATGGAGCCAAGGCATTTGCGAAGGTTGTGAGCGCAACGTGGGCCCTCACAGGTGGAACTGTAACAACCACGGATGATAAGGTGGCGATTGGATATGGTCCTGCTCTTGGTTTACAGGCACCTATTGGCGCTAAATATGACCGTTTGATAAAAGGTGTGTTTGATGGTCTGGATGACCTTGGAACATTTAGCAAGACGTATGGCCTATATACTCCTGCTGGCACGATGAATGGAGCTAAAACTGTGGTTGTATCGTTCTTATACAAACTATTGTTGTCTTGGTAAAAAAATTAGCTTTAGTTAAATTTTAACATAAGCTAACTTAAAGGAAAGGAGTAAATAAATTATGGCAGCATTTCTTGGAATGAGGGGCACCGGTGATTGGGTTACAAACCAGATGCCGGAAAATTGGAGAGAGGCGATGCTTTATCTCTATCCGAATGGTAGTATGCCTTTGACCGCCATTCAAAGTAAGATGAAGAAGGAGAAGGTTGATTCACCTATTTTTCATTGGTGGACAAAGAACCTTCCCGATCAGGCTGGTGCGATTACTGGCACATATACAGACTCCATTCTAAGTACAGCATATGTTAGCGGTGGTGTGGCTGGTGATGTGTTGTATGTTAAGATGGCTGAAACGAGCTGCAAGCAGTTTAGGATTGGGCATCAAATATTATTGAAGGATGAATCCGACCCGACTGTTGATGTGGTTGCTAAAGTAACAGGGAGGGCCCTTAATGGAGCATCCTCATATATTCAGGTAAAATTACTTGAGGCTGATGATAATAGTGGATATGGTAACACCATCGCTAATGTGGATAGGGTGTTGATAATTGGTAACATCAATTCAGAAGGTGCGGCAATGCCGTCGGCTATTTCATATGACCCTGTGGAGTATTACAATTATACCCAAATATTCCGCACACCTTTGAATATAACCAGAACTGCAAGGTTAACCAGACTCCGTACAGGTGATACCTATAAGGAGATGAAGCGTGAAGCGTTGGAACTCCAAGGAATTGAAATGGAAAAATCTGCGCTTTTTGGAATTAGGACAAGTAGCACAGGGGATAATGGAAAACCTGAGAGAACTTCGCAGGGGCTTATTCCTTATATAAAAGAGAATAATCCATCCTGCGTTAGCGACTTTACCCTTAATGCTACTTACCATGGTAAGAATTGGACAGATGATGGTGGTGGAGGTACATTCCTTGATTACTATCTTGAAATCCTATTTAGGTATGGTAGGCAGGAAAAGCTTGCGGTATGTGGAAGTGGCGCCCTGCTTGGCATAAATAAATTGGCAGAGGCGGGTTCCCATTTTACCATGACAAGCACAACCAAGTCATATGGGATTAATGTTACTGAATGGGTTACACCGTTTGGTGTAATACATTTGAAAACACATCCCCTTTTTAGCATCGAATCCTCTTTGAGGTATGCGATGGTTATATTTGAGCCGGAAAACATGGCTTATAAGTATATATCCGATACCCAGTTTTATGGTGAAGGGGATGCGAAGCAGGCTGCTGCGGGAACACAGGGTGGTAGGATAGATGGAACATCAGAGGAATTCTTAACTGAATGTGGTTATGAATTTCACCATCCGTACACAGCTGGGTTCCTTACAGGAATAGGTCAGAACCACAGTTCCTAAGCGTAGCTACTTCCTCCTCCTGCGTCTTAGGTAGGGGAGGGAGGTTTCTTGGCCCAGGAAACTTTCCTCCCCATTTATAACCATGTTGGAGGTTTTATGTTAATAATATATTCAGAGGCTTATTGTAGTATTCATGATTGTTCCTGCGAACATGGTAAGCATGAGGAATGTCCAAACCATCCAACAATGGTTCAACATTGTAGGTTCTCTGTGAGGAAGGAGGAATTAGAGAAGGATGAGTGAGCTTGGGGATAAAAGGAGATTGTTTACCAAGTGTGTGGCAAAATTACTTAATAGGATGATTGCTGATGGTTATGAACCTATGATTGGTAAGGATGGCTTGAGGCATATGAAAAATAGCCTACATTATGATGGATTGGCCATCGACATAGATTTATGTAAGGATGGTAAATACCTTGCCATGACAGAAAGTCATAGGGTGTTTGGAGTGTTTTGGGAGGGGTTGCATCCTGATTGTTTTTGGGGTGGTAATGGGCCAAAGGAGGATGGTTTGAGACATGATGGAAACCATTATTCCATAACAATGGGTGGGAGGAAGTAATAGGGGGAGAGTGATGAAGAATTGGTTTGTCACCAAAATACTGCAATGGCTTGGGCGTAAGTTGGATGGGAAAAAGACATATGCAGGGGGAGTAGGTAAGGCACTTGTTGGATTTGGGACTATCATTACAGGGATTGTGGGTATGTTGGGTATTATGTTTCCTGACCAGGGATTGCCGGAAATGGATATTGACAACGCCCTTGCATTGATAGGTGCTGGTGTGTATGCAATAAGTTCGGGTGTTTCCTCTATTGGTGTTGGGCATAAAATTGAGAAGGCGGGTAATGCTCAAATATAAAAAGGATAGAGTATGGATGCTTTCCAAATCCTTTGTATGTGATTGGGATATATGGTTGGCTAAAATATTTAAACGATTGTTTAAAAGGAGGAATAAAAATGAAAACATTTTTAGCGGTTGTTCAGATGCTTCCAACATTAATCACGTTGATAAAACAAATTGAGGAATTAATTCCCACAAGTGGGCAGGGAGCGGCCAAATTAGCATTAGTTAGGGAGATAGTTGAAGCTTCTTATACTAATGTGGCGGAGATATGGCCTATTGTTGAGAAGGTTGTGGCAAAATTGGTAACATTCTTTAATACAACAGGGTTATTTAAGAAGGCATAAAAATGGCTGGTTTATCATTCGCAGATAATACTTATTTCTTGTCTCCTCAAATCACAGAGGCAGCAATAACAGACCGCTTAAAGGTAGAGGTGGGGGACTCGAAGCAGCCCTCCACTTTCTATCCGCAGACTAAATTCATGCGTTGGGACAATGAGGTAAACCTGTCAGTACGCCTTGTTGACCCTGCCCCATTAGAATCTGCCACTATTACCATGAAGGATGGTTTGATTTCATGGGAAAAAAGTAAGGTCAAGGCTCAATATTATGAGCAGCCTGTATGTGAGGAATATCCTGAAGGCGGCTATGAATTTGAGATTATCCTTAAACAGAAGCCGAAATCCAATACCATTGATTTTACGCTTCAAACAAAGGGGTTGGATTTTATCCCCCAGCCAGCATTGACGGAAGCGGAGATAAAGGCTGGTCATTTCCGGCCAGAAAATGTTGTTGATTCTTGTGTTGCTTACCATTCAACCAAGCGGGATTATGTATTAGGCCAGTATAATTATAATAGCGGCAAAGCTTTCCATATTTATAGGATAAAAGTAACCGATGCCATAGGTAAGAGCATTTGGGCGACCTTTAATGTTGACGCGACTACAAACATCCTTCGTGTTACTGTTGATCAGAAGTTTCTTGATACGGCTGTATATCCCGTTGTGGTTGACCCGACGATTGGATACACAACTGGTGGCGGGTCTTTTACAACCGTTAATCCTGACGAGGCTTATGGTTCCCTCTTTACGTCTCCATCATCAGCAGCATCGGCTCCTGTGGCTTCTATGTCTCATTACGGAAAAGCAGAAGCATCAAGGAACGTACCAGTAAAACCCTTTATTTGTTTACATAGCACATTAGAAATTATATCGAATGGTGTTGCTGCAAGGGCTGATCATTATGGTTCTACACCCGGATGGATGACAAGTACATTTAGTCCCTTCCCTGTTTTTAGCTCAAGTATTGATTATCTTTTAATGACGGTTCCCGACTTAAACCCACCAACCACAAACTATTTCTACTTGGGCTATGATGCTGGGGACGCAAATCAAGGCCACTATGATGAGACAAACTCCTATGATACCCCTGAAAATTTAGGAGCTGCCGACCACAATAATAATAAATATTCGATTTATGCAACCTATAATTATTACCAATACGATACTTCCGCTCGCGGTACGGGTGCGTCAAATCCGCAAACGCTTTCATACACTTGCGGTGCATCCGCAAAATTACTTGTTTTGGGCATTGTAACGGCTGGCGGCACGATAAGGGCGGGAGGCGCACCTACCTACAATGGTGTTGCCATGACACAGGTTGATGCAAACAGGTCGGCAACGGAAACCTGTTGTGAACTTTGGTATCTCTTGAATCCAGATGTGAGTTCAGCACATGACGTCTCTGTACCAAACACAGGGACAAAAACCGTTTACCTCTTAGCATCGTCTTACAAACCCGTCACGGCAGGAAACTCCTTTGCCTACGACACGGCAAACGGGGCAGTGGAGACAAGCGCAAACCCTGACGTAACAGTAACAACAACAGTAAACAATGACGTGGTAGTCGCCGTTCTCGGCGATGGGCTTGATACAAAGCCAACAGCACAAAGTTATGAGTTACTGTTTTCAACGGATGATGGAGCTTATTCCGACAACCTTCAATATACCATCCAAGAAGCAGCTGGAAACGTAACAATGTCTTGGACGGTAGCAAGTGATGATTGGTGTATGTGCGTTGGCGCGTGGAAAGAAGTTGGTGGTGGGCATCCATCAATTAAACGATTTGGTGGCATTCCTTTTGCCACCCGTAACTTGGGAGTATGGTAACATGGCTGAATTTACTCGATGTAGGAATAATGTGTTGGGGTACCCAATTTATGGTTTACCATTTACGATTGTATTTCCAATCCTTGATGAGGATGGCGACCCTGTTACAGGTCTAACTTGTGATTCAGAGGTAAGCAAAAACTGTGATACAGGGGCGGATTGCCATAATGAAGGTGTTGAAATTACATACACCACAGCAACTAATAAGGGCATGTATTACCTTGATTTGACAGGGGCACATACTGGAACAGAGATGGCTGCTGATGTTGTTTCCATTACAGTTTATGGTGGGGCTGCAACGGCACAGGCAACTTCCATTGTTTTATATCCAAAGCATTTACCAAAACTCCTCTCTAATAAAACGGTTGGGGATACAGGTAATGATTCCACACATGTTCATATGGCTGATGGTGTAGCCATTGATGATTTTTACAATGGTTGTGTCCTTCATATGAATGAATCCACAACGGATGAATGTAGGATGATTACTGATTATGTTGCATCCACCAAGTTGGCAACTCTTGGTTCGGCCCTTGATACTGCACCAACTGCAAGCACCAGCACATATGATGTTTATTTGACGGATGTGGCTATTGCTAATTTATTGGCATTGCAGGTTGGTATGATTCCGAATGCGGTTGCAGGGGCGGCAGATGGGTTAGCAACTACAACCTCTGAATCGACAGCCAACTCAGCTGTGCAGTCGAGGGGGGACGCTGCTTGGATTACCGCCACCGGTTTCGCAACATCAGTAAATGTATCCACAGCGAATTCAGTTGTCCAATCAAGAGGGGATGAGGCTTGGATAACTGCAACAGGGTTCGCAACCTCAGCTGAGTTAAGTGAGGCGGAATCAGCCATTGAATCACATGGTGATGCGAATTGGGGTGCAGAGGGTGGCGCAACATCAGAGGATGTATCCACAACACAGTCTGCTGTGATTTCAAGGGGAGACCAAGCATGGCTCACTGCAACAGGTTTTGCTTCATCGGAGGAGGTATCAATAACAGGTTCGATTGTGCAATCGAAAGGGGACGCGGACTGGCTAACGGCAACTGGCTTCGCCACATCAGAACAGGTGTCAATAACAGCATCTGTTGTCCAATCAAGAGGGGATGCCGCATGGCTTACAGCTACTGGATTTGCAACCTCAATTAATGTATCAACCGCCAACTCTGTTGTCCAGTCACGGGGTGATGAAGCTTGGCTTACGGCGACAGGTTTTGCAACATCAGAGGATGTATCTGAAGCCAGTTCGGCTGTTGTTTCAAGGGGTGATGCTTCTTGGTTAACAGCCACAGGTTTTGCATCTTCAGAGGACGTGTCCGAGGCCATTTCAACTGTTATATCAAGAGGGGATGTAGGTTGGCCAACGGCAACAGGGTTCTCAACTTCTGAGGATGTATCTGTTGCAGCCTCGATTGTTCAATCAAGGGGTGATGTTGCTTGGTTGACAGCAACGGGGTTTGCTACAAATGAGGATGTTTCAAAGGCAGCCTCGATTGTTCAATCAAGAGGCGACCAGTCTTGGTTAACGGCAACAGGCTTTGTAACATCGGAGCAGGTTAGCACAGCAGCATCAGTGGCTGTTTCCTCAGTACAATCAAGAGGGGACGCTGGTTGGCTAACAGCCACAGGGTTCGCAACGTCAGAGGATGTTTCTGAAAATGTGTCCACGGCGCAATCTGCTATTGTATCATATGGAGCGGCAAACTGGTTAACTGCAACAGGATTTGCAACCCCTGAAAATGTGTCTGTTGCTCAATCAATAGTTATGTCAAGGGGTGATTCAAGCTGGCTAACAGCAACAGGTTTTGCAACATCAGAGGATGTATCCACGGCGCAATCGGCAGTTATTTCAAAGGGTGATTCTGATTGGACAACGGCGACTGGTTTTATAACGTCAAGTGAATTGTCCACGACGCAATCCACAGTTGAATCATATGGAGATGGAAACTGGTTGACCGCGGTTGGATTTTCAACGGAGGAGGATGTATCCTCTGCACAATCTGCGATAATATCGTATGGGGTTAATTGGACAACAGCAACAGGCTTTGCAACATCAACTGCATTAAGTTCTGCCAAGTCAAGTTTGGACACTCAAATTGCTGATATTCCAACAGTCAGTGAATTTACTGCGAGGACATTATTAGCAGATGATTATATTGTTGTTGGGGATTTGTCAGGGCTATCAACATTCGACCCAACAAGTGATGTTGTTGCTCATGTTACATTGGTGGACACCTGTACAACGAATAGCGATATGAGGGGAACTGATAATGCGACGCTGGCATCTGTTTGGACAAATACAAAAGCGGGTTATTTGGATACTGCAATTTCATCCGTCCTTGCTGCAACAGATTTTTGGGGTATTGCATTGCCTGGGGCTTATACTTCAGGGGAGGCAGGATATATCCTTGCAGGGATTAAGACGAAGGTGGACACACTTGGTGGTGCAGGTGCTATTACATGGACCTACACGGTTACAGATTCCTCCACAGGTCTTCCAATAAGTGATGTTGATATTTGGGTGTCGACAGATGTTAGTGGGGCCAATATTGTGGCAACTGGTAAAACGAATACGAGTGGGGTTTGCACATTTTACCTTGATGCTGGGACATATTACATTTGGTCACAGAAGAGTGGGTATTCATTTACTAATCCAGACACAGAGGTTGTGGCATAAAATAGCTTATGTTAAAATTTAACATAAGATAATAATTAAAAAAGGAGATTGAAATGGGGGGAACTGTAACTGGAACGCCAGTATCAACACCAACTATAACACCCGGAATTACCACATATAGGGATTTGCGTTACCTATTTGTTGCAAGGTCTGGGCGATATGATTTGATAAATTCTGATTATACGGATAATGGCGCCGACTTCTTTTTCAATGAGGGACAGAAGATGTTGGATAGAATGTTCGGTGATGGAAAGGCGTTTGCACGTTACCCTGTTTCAATAGCAGCGGGAACGATTAAGGTGGCGGTTGTTGGTTTAAGGGCTGTCAAAGAGGTATGGGTGGCTGATTCAACGGGTATGACTGAATTGGTGAAGGAGAGGTTGAACACCATAAAAAATTATTATAGTGGGAAATTGTCAGATGAAGATAGGGATACACCTGCATACTATTCACCCGCTATGTTCAGACCTTATCCAGATACATTAACAACCCTTAGCACCGCTGGCATGTATGACGTTGAGGATTTAGTCCTTGATGATACACATTATACATATGATGGAATCATAATAATGCCTCCATCTGATGGTGTTTACACGTTGACAATACAAGGGTTGTTTTATAGCCCAACATTATCAGCCACGTTGTCGGGTGGTGTGTGGACACAGACCAAATCATTTTGGTCACAGGTGCATCCTGGCACTCTCCTCCTTGCTGCATTGTATAAACTTGAAGCGTTTTATAGGAATAGAGAAGGGATGAGGGATTGGATGGAAGCATTGATGGTTGATGTAACAGGGATAGATTATGATATTGTGGAGAGGGATATAGCCGGTGTGAGTTTGGAAATGGAGGGTTGATTATGAGTGGGAGAAGTAAGGAGGAGATAATTGCAACAAGGGCAGAAAGGCATACGAGGAGGATTGAGAAAGCTAAAATAACACCTGTTCCAGTTTCGGGGTTCGCAGAAAAACCTATTGATGCGTGCACCATTTTTAAATGTATGTTTCCAATATCTGGAAAATTATCCAACATAAGTGTCTTTGTGAGGGGTAGTGGGTTTAAGACTGCGAAGGCGAAGGTGGTGCTTGAAAAGACACCTGATACGGGTGTTGAAGATGTTAGGACCATGCTTGTTAATGCACCTGTGGGCAGGTTCTCCACAGTAACAGAGGCATTCATGATAAGTGCAGGGGATAGATTATCAGTAACATCAGAGGGGACAGATGTTGCCGGTTTATTCCCTGATGGAATTTGGATATCCGCCATATTTACAGCAGATAAGGGATTTTTGGAATTGGTTGATGTGGAGGAGAAATGAGGGCATTTTCTTTTGAACTTAGACCAACTGGTTTGAGGCCAGATAATAGGGGTTATAGGGGAACACCATTTTTGACGGTGGCTCAAAATGTAAAGGTTAAGAATAAGGCGTTGGAATATTATGTAGGGGAGATGGAAACATTCCCCACATTATCAGCAGGTGCTGTTACTGTGGATATGACTATGGACTGGCCGTTTCCACAGATATTTCATTCAGGGGATGGAATATTTATATGCACAAGGACGCATTTGTACCAATTAGTTTATGCGTCAGGGACATGGACTATCACAGATAGGTTGGCTGCATATACAGGGCATAATGTTAATTGGCCATGGACATTTGCAGACTTCCCAGGCACACCTGTATTTGCTTCTGCGAATGTTTTGGTTTATTATGATAGGACTGATGCTGCATGGTATACATATGATAAAAATAATAGCCATGGGGGCGGGTCGAATTGGAGTAGTTCATGGTATCAACCTGTTTCAATTTGCAATTTTAGGGGGCAGTATATAGCCGTTGGGAGTAAAACGACAACGACTTTTCCAAGTCAGACGAGGATAATTAGATGGTCTGATATTGGTAGGTTTGGGTGGTTTGGGCATACATCAGATGAAAGGAGTAATGAGGCAGGGGAGATGTATGTGAATGCGGATAGTGATGAAATACTCCTTCGATGCCTACCTCTGAGTACGGGGATTGTTGTGTATGGAACATTCCATTCCTACTTTTTAAGACCTGTTATGGACCCACCTACATATGCGCTGGATTTGATTGGTGGAATTGGGATTTCCAATCCTCTGGCAGTTGGTGGGGATGAGGATATGCACATTATTGTAGATAGAAGGGGGTGTTTGTGGGCATTGGCCCCAATGGTCGACCCACGAAATAATGATTACATGAAACCTAAAAGGCTTGGATATGAGGAATTTTTGTATCCATTGGTGCAGGGTTGCGACCCTGATACAGGGACGGGGATGGTGAGTGTGGTTTATAATAAATGGGAGAATGAATATTTTATTAGTAATGGGACAACCTCCTATTTATTTAATGAGGAGGGTTTAACGCAGGTACAAAGGTGCGTATCAGGTTTGCTTGATATGAAGGAAGTGAGGTTGGCAAGGACATGAGTGTATCCTTTGGCGATTATGTTTATGGTGCATATAAGACAACAAGTGGTGTGTTATCAACACAGGTTCTGTTGAAAACAGAGGCACTTGACTTTGGTCTGGGTGGATTAAAATCCATTATGCTTGTTGATACGGGGATTGATTTGTCAGGAGCATCAACGGCTATTGTGGAAGTTATGTTGGAATATAGGAATAGTAGGATTGACGCATTTGCAACCACTTCTTGGATTAAGTGCGACCCACATGGAGTTGCCTATCCACTTGTAACTGCGCTTGAATTTAAGGTGAATGTAAGGGCAAGTGATATTACTGATTTTGCCATTGACTCCATTCGGTTTGTTGTTAAGCAACCTGATAGGAGATTTGGAAGGTCTGATGTTAGGGCGTTTAAAGCTGGATTCACAGAGGAGGAGAGATAATGTTGATTTGTTTGCAGCCAGACCAAGTTGCTAAGTTTTGGGATTTAATAAAGTTGTCCATTGAAAAGTCAGCACCGCCTATTGTAAAAAGGAAACCTGATACAAACAGATTCCTTGAGGCAGCATACAATGGGGTATTGCAAGTATGGGTTGAAAGGAATGATGTTGGAGAGGTTGTATGTGTCCTCACCACGGCTGTAACAGAGGATTTTTGTTCAGGAGGGAAGAACCTTGTAATATATAGTTTGTATTCGGTTGGGGAAATTACGAGGGATAGTTGGGTTAATGGTTATAACACCATTAAGGAGTTTGCGAGGAGCAAGGGGTGTGATAATGTTGTTGGCTATACAACCGAGGAAGTTGTTAAGAGGCTTGCACGCTTCTTTGGAGGAGACGCTTCCTTCACCTATGTAATGATGGAGGTATAATTATGGGAAGTAGTGGTGGAGGTTCCTCAGGAGCCTCAAGTGGGAAAGTTTCTTGGCCTTCATATATGATGGCGGCCCATGGGGACTGGTTGAATTTGGATGCATCAGAGGCACCATCATATGGTGTAACGTCTGCAATAAATACGTTGCAAGCAAGTAATCCATATACATCAGCTACACCCTATGACCCTGCATCTAAGTTGGCGAGTATGGTTGCATATGTTGATGCCTTAAGTCAGGCGGTAAGTAGTGTGGACCCTGAGACAGGTGTAAGGACAAACATATCCTTAATAACCTCAACCATAAATAGTGCGGGTTTTGTTGCAGATGCTGAGATAACCAGTTCCCTTTTATCCGCAGCTGTTTCCTATGTAACTAAGATGGATGCAGCTGCTGTTGCTATTGACCCTGATAGTGATGTGGCTGTGATGATTGCAACCCTCACAAGTGCTGTTAATAGCTCTGCCTTGGCTGAGGATACATATGTAACCGATACATTGTTATCCAAGGCAAATAGTGAGATAAGTAAATTGGATACAGCCGCAGATGCTATTGACCCTGATGCGATTATGGTAACCGCAACAAGTGCGATGGTATCAGCTGCAACTGCTGGGCTCCCAGCCAATGCCGACATAACATCCACATTATTATCAAAGGCATCCTCCTACGTTGAAGCATTCAATGTGGAGGTTAGTAGTATGAGTCCAGACACAGATGTTATTAATAGGGCATCAATGGTAGCATCTGCTGTAACCTCTGGCCTGATTGTGGTTGATGCTGATATTACAAACACCCTTTTGACGAATGCAGAGGGTGCCATTAACGCATTGTCAACCGCCGCCTCAACTATTGTTCCCATAACAGATGTGGTAAATGCAGTTGCATCCGCAACATCAGCTGTTACAGCAAACCTCCCAACCAGTGCAAGTGGAATTATGACTAACTATCCTGGTTACATGGAAGGTTATATGTCCGAGGCTAGTGAGGCAGCTTCTGCTGCAATCTCCAATGTTGTAAATGTTGGAATGGCGATGAGTGTGGCTGCATCGACTGTCCTAACAGGCGTACCGTCTGATGAAGCCTCCATACTTAGTACGTATCCTGGTTATGTGGTATCATATGCAAGTGCAGCCAGTCAAGCAGCATCAGCCGTGGTGTCAAGTGTGTTGGAGCCAGGTGCATCATTTAGTAAGGTTGCATCATCTGTTGATGCTTATGGGATACCAAGTGCTGCCCATATAGCAAGTGCTGTTTTATCATATGGCGCAGACCTTGAGGCTGAATTGACAGCAGGGGCATATGCCTCCTTTGCTGCAAGGATGCGGGAATATAATGGTGTAATGTCCTCTGCCTATGCAGTTGGCCTTGCATTAATAGCTGAGGGTAAGGCAAGGAATATTGCCAAATTCACATCTGACCTGTTCCTTGAAGTGGATAGGGAAAGGGCTGATTTGATAAAGGCTGGCCTTGCTATGCAGGAAAGGCAATGGGATATTAGGCTTAATGCTAACAATGGACTAAACACATCGGCGCAAACTTTTGGTTCCATTTATGGTGATGTGAGTAAAAATAGGGCTGCCTTGACAGGTGGTGGATATACATTAACAGGGCAGTTTGCCTCCATTAGGGGGAGTATTGTTGACCTCCTCGGACGCCTTGGTCTTCCATTTAATGATACATATCTTGGGGTTATTAAGGATAGGGATGCGATGGTACAGGCATCATTGGCCTCCATTCAAGCCCTTATAATTGAGAGGATTGAGGCGTATAAGGGTGTTGCAACTACAAGGGTTCCACTTGGTGAAGGGTTTGTGCAATTAAGAAGGGATTGGCATAACAATAGAACCACAACTATTAATGGAACATTAATGGAAATAGACAAATTGGTGTCAGCTGAATTGGATGGGTATAAAAATATTGCCACACTATCTATTCCATTGGGTGAATTTTTTGTGCAGGTTAGTAGGGATTTAATGGAAAAAAGAACTGCCCTTATTACATCAGGTATATCTGATGTGATGAAGGGTGAAATGAGTTCACATGATGTGAAGAAGGCTGTGGTTTTATATGGTGTCCAACTCGGTCAGGAGTTTATACAAATGAGAAGGGAATGGCATAACAATAAAACCATGTTGGTAAATGGAAGTGTTGATGCTGCAATTAAATTAACTGGTACGGCATTTGAAGGGAGGAAAATAGCAGCCGTACTTGGCACACAGTTAGGTGAGGCATTTATACAAAGTAAAAGGGAATATAATAATAACAAATGGATAGCTTTTAACACAGCCATCACAGAGACATCAAGGATGGTTTTAACACATCTGGACGCAATAAGGACCACTTCACATATGGGGATTGAGGTTAATAGGATTGGTATAGTTGCATTAACAGAGGAGGAGGCTAAGACCCTTGAAATTGATGTTAGTGATGCTAAATGGGATTGTGAGGCTTTCCAATATGGGGCAAATATGTTGGCAGCTGTGAGTGGTGCAGCACAGTCAACAGGTCCAAGTGCGAAGCAGCCATCACAAATAAGCACAGCATTGGGTGGTGCATTGTCAGGGGCAGCGACTGGTGCTATGATGTTTCCAGCAAACCCAGTTGCTGGAGCAGCTATTGGTGGGGCGTTGGGGTTAGGTGCCTCATTATTATAATGATGTTGAAAAAAGGAGGTTTTGAATCATGCCGATTGGAGATTATTTTACAAATGTTTCAAACTGGGCAAAAAACCCAGCAAACGCAAATACTATCGCCATGCTTGCAAGTGTGGCTGGACAGGTTGGTGCGAAGATGGCTCCTGATAATCCATTTGCAGGAGTTGGTGTTGCCCTTCCAAAAGCGTACTTACAAAATCAGGGGCAAAAGCAAATAGCTGGACAGAAGGGGGTGGGTGAGGTTGACCCAAAGTCAGCGGTGGCTGATGCCTATACAAAGCATATTAAAAGTGCATTGGATTTATATGGGCAAGATAGGGAGTTGGGTGGACCACTCCTCGATAGTGTTTTGCAAGCGCAACCTGGCTCACCAAAGCGTGTGGGTGATTTGTTTAAGGAGAATCCTGAATTGCAGGAATTCAATGCTAACATTTGGCAGATACCAAATTTCGGAGGACAGGTATCAGGAAACCCTACACAACCCCAGGCTACTTCGGCACCAAGTTATTTGGATAATTCTCTTTCAAACGAAGTGGCTATGGGGCTATCTCCTGAGGCTGTTGAAAGTCTTTATAAACATGGTCTTGATGTTGCCAAACAAAGGGCTGTTGAGGCTGAATTACCTTATATCATGGATGAGAGGGTGGCTAATGCCCAGCATTTAAATGCAGCAGCGGCTGACACAAAATGGAAAATGAGCCCAGAGGGGCAAGAATTTGCCCTCAGGCATGCGGGCGAGGCTGCAAGGATTCAAAGTGAGGGTGAGGCGAATAGGGATGCGGCTAAGATAGCGGAGAGTGAAAGGCAGTTTGCCATATTGCGTCAAATTCCCATGTCTAACGAGGCTAGGATAGCCACTGGTACCAATAATTGGAGTGATGCAATTAGGATTCATGGAAATGGAATTGATAATATTATTACTTCTTATCGACAGGCCATAGAAGCGAAAGAGGATAGAAGAAGTAGGCTCACAACAGAGGCTGAATTAAGGAGATTCGCCCTTGATGAAAAGAGGTTTGAATCATTAAACAATGATATTATAAAGATTAAAACTGCTCCAACAATAGAGGAGTTTAATGCCCTATCTGAAACAGATAGAATCCTTTATAGGATGAATAAAATATTCCCAATGTCTAAAGAGGAAAAGGCAAGAAAGATGTTGGCGGTAAAAGGACTTGAAATACAGAGGGATGCAACTGGAATGAGGATTTATGGCAAGGAAAGGTATGAAGCCATGATGCATGCAAGAAGCTTGGCTGAACCAAGTGGTAAGGAACTGTCCCCAGAGGAAGCCATTGAAAGAGGAAGGGTAAATAGTAAGAAGGTTACACCAAAGTCAGTACGAATGTTTTCTCCAATGTTTGACATGAATAGGTTTAATACATACAAACTGCCTAATTTATAATTAGCTTTAGTTAAAAATTAACATAAGCTATTTACATTAAATGGAGATGGAATATGCAGGTTCGACTTAATGATGGACAAGTAATTACAATAGATGATAACGCAACAGAGGATGAGGTAAGAGAGGCTATAAATAGTGCCTCTCTTCCCAAACCTTCAATGCTTGGTTATGCTGCTGGTGCACTTGGAACTGGGTTAAAAGACCTCCTTGTAGATAAGATTCCAAATATAGAGGAGTTGTTTGGTGAGACAGAGGCAGCGAAAAGGCATAGGACTCCAACTCCATTAACTACCTCACCAACCATGAAGGCATATGAGAAGTGGCAACCTACGTTACCGTGGTATGGAGGATTGGCAACAGGTGCCCTTGAGTTTGTTCCTCAATTACCATTATACTATGCTATTGGTAAGGGTGCAATGACAGGGTTGGGCATGTTGCCTAAGGTTGGTAAGTTTATTAAGCCTTTAATGACTGCTACTAAGGGTGAAAGATTTTTACCAGGATATGCGAAGGCGATTGGACGGGGTGTGATTGAGGGTGGTGCAACCGGCCTTGTTGCAGGTAGCCCAGGGGGTACACCTTTTGGTGAGAGGTTGGCAGAAGCAGGGAGAGAGGCAAAGGATTTTGCTACTGCTATTGGTGTGTTACACCCAGCCGGAAAAATAGTTGGTGCAGTTGGGAGAAGGGCCCTACGTAGGATACGTAGGGTGAGTGGTGATACAGATGTGGATATATCCACCACTAACAATTTAGATGTGGTGGATGAGCCATTGGTAATTGACCCTGAGGGAGTGGAAGTTGGCGCAGCCATACCCACCATAAGTACAAGGGATACAAAAAGGTTACAGAGGTTGGGATGGAGTGCAGAGGATTTCGCTGGAAAAGAGAAGGGTGATGTTGTAAGGGTTTTAAAGAAGGGGATTATAAAACCAGCAGAGACGGGTTTTGTGGGTGATACGCAATTATCCCTTGAAGATGTACCAGATAAATTATTACAAAAAGTTGGAGCACTTGGGAAGAAGGCTGAAAATGGACTTATTCCAATAACACATTTCACGAAGGAGGAGAGGCTATTACTTTCCAAAAAGGCGTTGGTCTCTGAATACAAACCAACAGAGGAGGAACTTGCAGAGTTAAAGGATGTTGGTTTAAAGGGAAAGTCTTTTATTGGCGTTGACCCAACAAGATTGTCTGAGGAGATTAGAAGAAGGGCAAGGCCTCCGCTGGGTGTCCCTGTGGGCGAGGCACAGGACAAATTAACCCCACTTCCAGCTTCAAAAACTGCACCAGAATGGAGTAAGAAAGGGGAAGTAAAAGGTTTATTGCCTGAACCTTATAAAGAAAGGGTAGAGGCGTTACCCCCAGCACAAGGGTTTGAGCTTGTAGGAGAGCCTCAAGATTTCTCGGCTGGGGAGAGAGACTTTAAAAGTGAGGATTATTTAAATAAATTAAGGGAGGGTAAAGATGTAACGGATGAAACCATCTCCCTATTTAATGAAAGTGAGATTAAAAAAGAGGCTGCTGTTAGACCTATCATGGAATTATTTAAGGAGAGATTAAGGGCAAAGGCTGAGGTGTCAAAGGGGGATATGTCCCAAAATGATTATGAAAAGATTTTGGAAAGTGAGGGCATGTCCTCTAAAATTGGAGAGGAAAGCTTTGAAGAATTAAGGGAGGGGGAGTTAGGTGGAATGTGGGAGTCCCCTGACATGTTAGCACATGGAAGGGATTTAGGTGATGGCTCTTTTACATTAGGGAGTTTGGGTGGGCAACAGGTTTATGAGAAGGCTGCTACTTATTTAAAGAGGGCGATGGAGCCATCGAAAGGGGCCAAATTAATTGCGGAGGCGAATGATAAGGAGCTCCTCGCTAACAGGTTTAAACTCTTTGATAAAGGGGATGTTTCTCCACTTCGTGGCCTATTAACAACAAGAGGATGGGCGAAACAAGATGTGTCTGGAATAGCTCCAAGACTTTTGACAAAATTACAGGGTGCATTGTCTGCCTCCAGTTTTAAAACAAATGAACACATGTCCCTTATAAATTCCATAATGAGTAAACTTACCCCAGAGGAGCAGGAAATATCTGGAAAATATTTGAGGGGAAAGGCAGGTGAAACACCTGCTTTGAAGGCTGCCTATGGTGAAATAAGGAAGTTTAATGAGATGATGTGGGGAAAGGAAATGGAGTCCAGGCTGGCAATGTTTAAAAGGAATTTATCAGAGGACGAAAACAATGCCCTACTTGATTTGATTAGTGGTGAAAGTTTTGAGAGTGTTACGGATAAATATAATAAGAGGATGAAGATTGGAAAAGATGGGAAACAGAGGACTGGTGAGTGGATTGACCCTGTTGTTCTTAAGGATATTAAAAACAATTTTGATGCAATTATACAAGAAAAGGATAAAATTCCTGATTACATATCCAACTATGAAAAAGGAAGGTTTAAAATATTCATAAACAAACAGACAAAGGAGGGGAAAAGTAAGCCACAACTTATAGCTGTGGGTCTGTCAAGATTGGATGCAGAGAGGAAGGTATTAAAATATATTAAGAGCCATCCTGAATTTAGAGATAAGGTTTATTGTGATACAAACTTCTTTGATGTGGATAACTTAGCAACCTCTGTTTCAAAAAAGCAATTAGGTATTATACAAAGTAGGCTGGCTAAAACCATGCAGAAGGAGCTTGATGAAATAAATAGTAACCTTGCCAACTCGCTTGCGAGGAGGGGGACAAATAAAGTGTTCCAAATAAAACCCTCCAAACCATTCACACCATATTTATTGGAGAGGGATAATTTATTGGAGGGGGAGGACAACATATTCCCCATCTTACGACATTATGCCTATAAAATGGAAAGGCATTGGGCACTTGACCCAATCATTGATGATGTTAGAAGGGATATTGGAAACATTCCAAGTAAGGCAATTAGGGAAAGATTGTTGGAAACTGTTGAAGATGTTAAGGGGAAATATTATTTTGAGGATAAAGCTGCTGACTGGTTGTTGAAATCTATAACAGACCGTGCCAATAAAGAGCTTGGAACAAATTTTGACTCCCCTAAAGAAATGGCTGCATCCCGTCTTGTTGCAAAGGCTAAAACAATACAGGCTCTTGAAAAGTTTATGTATAGACCTATTTCGGGTATTATGAACTTCCTATCAGGGCAAGGGCATACATGGTCTGTGGTTGGGGAGAAATATTTTAAGGAGGCATGGAAGGATTATACAAACATAACTCCTGAAACTAAAGCTTTTCTTGATAAGGTACGCCCATTTTTGGGTCAAACATATATTGATGAATCTGCTGGGAGGGATATTGGAAGGGGCCTACTTGAAAGAAGTGGGATTATTAAGATGGGTGAAAACAAATGGAGCAACATGGTCAAAAGGTTTTCACTCGAACCTCTTGGTGCGTTCACCCTTCCTGAGTTGGCAAATAGGGATATTGCCGCCCTCGCCTTTCGGAAAATGAGGTTGGAAATGGACCCCAAAATATCAGAAGAAGCACTGATGGAATATGTTGGGGAACAAGTAAGGTTTACACAATTCTCCTATGATATGGCCACACTTGGAACTGCTTTTAGGAGACCTACGGGAAGGTTGTTATTGCAATTCAAACCTTATTTGGTGCAGGAAATGTCATTCATTGGTTCATTAAATGCCAAACAACTCCTTCGTTATACAGCCATGCAGTTGGCACTTGGTGGACCAAGGGGCCTACTTATCATGGCCAAATCATTCCCTTTCCTGGTTGCATTGACTGGACCAAAGGTTTGGGAAGATATTGAGGAGTATGCAAATACATATATGCCAAGAGCGTCAAGGGGGGTTGGTGGATTTTTGGGTGTTGATGTGTCCGCACCTGCTACATTCCAATTCCCCGTAACAGGTTCTGATTGGCTTGGACCCACGGCTACTGATGTTATGAGGATTGGGGATTTATACAAAAGTTTTGTGAGTGGAGAAAATTTGCAGGGGAGTGATGTATTTGAGGCTGTGTCTGGTGGTATACCCATCGTCAAATACTGGCACAAAATGTTTGACCAGGTTGTAAATAAGGATGGATGGGTTAGGGACGTAAAGGGAAAGAAAATGTTCCACATTGATACCCCTATGGATGCAGCTGCCTACTTTGCAAAGAGTGTAATTGGGGCGGAGGATATTAGGAGTAGTCAGATTAAGGTAGCTGATAGGATATTAGCAGAGAGGAATAGGAGAGAGGATATAATAAAGTCAAGGCTTACTAGGCAATTCCTGGATGCAATGGAATCAGGTAAATCCATACCAAAAGATGTGATGGAGGGCATGGCTAAACATGGAATTAGTAGGGAATCCATCCTACGCAATTACAAACTTAGGGAGGTTGACCCAATGACGAGGCAGTTACTCTTAGCGGATATGTTACAAAGGGGAGATGTTATGAGGGATTATCCAAAAATCCAGTAACACCTCCCCTAACATTGAAGATAGCTTATGTTAAAAATTAACATAAGCTATTCTTCTTTGGCTTTTAACAAACTACGTAATGAATCCTTCCTACACACAAGCACTTCCCCATTTTCCATATACGCAACACCCATCAATATCATAGTCTCCACAACTTTCTCCAATGCAAACTTATCCAAATCATGATACATCCTCTGTTGTAATACGGTTAAGGGTATTCTCCCTTCCGTCATTAACATTGTCATAACCCTATTAACAGAATCGGATGCTGTGTTACGGCCAACACCGGAAAAGGTGAACTTCATTTTGGGCTCAATCATGTGCATCGCAGCCTTCGCCTTTTCCATATCCACCCTTCTTACAACCATTTCATTACTCCTTGCTGCACTCATTATAATACTTAATTTTAATAGGTGTGTTGGACGCCTCTCAAAATATCCTGAAAATCTATAATCTTCAAATGGTGGGGTCTGTCCCTCTTTCCCCCCATACCACTCACCCCAACCATGTATAAAATCCTCTGAGATTTTAAACTGCCCAGACATGTTTCCTATCACTTCCAAATCCTTCAACAATATCGCACCCAATTCCAACTCCTCTTTTGATGCGAATGGAAACACAACTGTCTTCCCTTTATTTTGCTCATATACGAATATAATCCTACTTGTTAATCCCCCACCAATAGCATCTCTTGGGAGCGTTGTTTGCAATAATTCTGGCGTGGTTGCGCCCAACAAATTAACCCATAAACCAGTTATATCATCTGTTCCCATGTTCTTTGTTCTATATGTCCATTTATCCCCACAATCATACCAATCTGAAAGGTCGGCCATTAATTGTTGGTTGTTATAACCAAGGAATACAGTTAATTCTTGGCTGAAAATTGTAAGGGATGAATGAAGTAGAATGTCTCCTGTTATGGGATTAACTGTGGATTCACTACTCACTTTTAACTCCCTTATCAAAGCCTCCCTCGTAATACTTTCAGCCGCTACCTTTAATCCGAGACTGGAGAGAAATGGCATACCCTGCTTCATTGCTGTACCCTTCCTACACTTCCCACTTGGGCCAACCAATACTATATACATATTAGGGTAAAGCTGGCTACTCCAATTCAGGAAACATTTCCTCCTCAAAGTCGCTGCCACCACTGAAATTCCCGTCCATAGTCGGTATGTTAGGGGTGGCTCTGAGTTCTCCGTAAATATCATGTAGGAGTCTAGCCAATTCTCCAACTGTCTCGTATTCATTTATGTTAATCTCCTTCATCTTCTTTTTGTCCAAAGAAGTCCCGACCTTTACGTCTATTGGAATTGTAAATGTACGTCCTCTCCATTCCAATGGAGTTTCCAATGACCCTTTTATTTTAAAAAGGGCCTCTGCTACATCATTCCATGCTACCTTTTCAGGAGATATTTGCAACAATAAGGCGTCATGAATCTGGTTTAATATCTCAACAAAACCAAATTGTGTTTGGTTATAATAAATATAATTTATTCCTCTCCTATTTATTATATCAGCAACTGTTGACTGTGGAATTTGTGCATACGCCTCTTTATACATTTCATCCCTTACTGACCCTCTAAATACTCTTTTCCTTCCAAACAAATTTTCAATCGTTCTATCCTTATGGAGCTTAGCTCGTACCCACGCGTGGTAAAGTCTGACACCTGGATAGGCACGGTGATATCTCTCCAACACAAATTTAGCTTCGGATTCTGGTAGTTCAAATTTGAGAGCAAATTGCCTGTATCCAAGATCATAATTGAAAGAGTGGTTACTCTTTTTCCCCCAAAATCTTTCTGAATAATGCCCACCTCCAATGGGACAAGTTCCTGCGACATCACTAATTTCCTCCATGGACTTACCAAAAATTAAGGCAGCTGTTTGTTTATGCAAATCAATGCCTTTTTCAAACGCCATTATCATTGCATCCTCAGGTGCTATGTATGCCATAATCCTATTTTCTGCCTGCTTCAAATCTATTAAAATAAAAATACACCCATCATCTGCTAATATAAACCTCAACATTTCAGGTGGGAGATTTTGCAAATTCCCACCTGTGTCAAATATTGTTTGGGAGGAGGAGATCCTCCCAGTTTTTGTTCCGATTGGATTAAATGAACTTCTAATACGGCCATCAACATCCAACTTCATTTCATAATATGTACCTCTTAACTTTGCCTCCCTTCTAATTTGCTGCACCAGCCTTGCTTCCGGCACACCATTTTTGGCCATCCTCTTCATGGCTGTATCATCTGTGGTGACAGTTTGTGTCTTCCTATTATGATACGGCTTAATACCCTTTACACCATAAAAATATTCTGCCAACTGTTTTGGACTCGCAACATTTATTGGACTTCCAACCATTGCATGAAACTCCTTTGTCAACTCCTCTTCCTTCTTCTCCGACTCCTTCGCAGCCTTCACAAGTCCATCAACATCTGCCCTCAAACCCCTTATCTGCATATATGATAATGGTTCAATTAATGCCACCTGTTCAGAGTATGTCAAAAGGTTGCCTTGTAAATGCAGCTCATTTAAAACACGAGGTTCAATATCCAAAACAACAGCCGAATCCTTTGCATTATAAATCCAAAAATCCCTATCGGTTGATGATTTCTTACTCCATTTTTTCCCATCATCTTTATAATAAGGTTCTGTTGTGTAAATGGATGTTGTGAAATCCAACCCTTTTGGGAAGTCAGGGAATGCTATTCCCTGTGCAACCATGATGTCAAACATGGGCCTAACTCTTATCCCATAACGCATGAATAAAAGGGTGGAATCAAACTCCAAATTTTGCCCAACCTTTCTAATTTCCCTATCCTCCAATATTAATGAAATTAATTTCATTACCTTCATTTCTTGCTCAACCGTGAAATAATCACCATGCTTGGAATCAAAGGGAATACTCATTACACTCTCTGAATTAGGTGCGATGGATATACAGGACATTTCATTGTGCATTACCTCAATATCAAATGCAACCGTCTTCGCTGCTTCCTTAACATGTGTCAAAAATGAAATGGTGTCGAAATAGGATGGGCCAATCATGATGTTCCTTTTCGGCCTAACTATTTCGGGAAACCCCATTTCCTTTTTAATACGTTGTAAATCCAAGAAGATGATTGGTGTTAATGTGTCCTGCCGTAGGGCAGCAGCTGGATGGATGATTGGTATAACTTTGACATGGTTGAATGCTTCAAGGATTGACCCCCTCCATTTCATTATTCCAATCTTCCTTGTCAACGCATATAATGAAACTGCTCCAACTGCTACTATTATATTGGGTTTTAACCCATTTATTTCATCATATAATATCTTTTCATATTCCTCATACTTTTTTGTTGGGGTTACTTTCTGACTGGATATTTTGATAAACGTGGATATGTCATTCCTAACAGGTTGCTCCTTTACAACATTGGTTATATAACATTCCCCCCTTTCAATCCCACATGCTTGCATTAACTTCGTTAATAATTGGCCGCTTGGGCCAGAAAAAGGTCTTTTCAAACGCACTTCAACTTGTCCAGGAGCCTCCCCCACAAACACAATTTTTGCGTTGGGTGGACCCATGTCCCATCCATTCATATCTCCTCCTCTTTATTACTTGTCTTTGTATGATTTGTAAAAAGGTGGCTTGTTATCAACAACCCTTAATGTGTAGGAGTTTTTATATTCCTCTGATAAGTCAAACCCAATTCCACTCATTCCCAAATTCGCCGCAGCAAGAAGGGTGTTGCCACTTCCAAGGAATGGAACCAGCACCTGCGACCCCTCATTACCAAACACTGATAATATTTCTTGGATTAATTCGACTGGTCTTTCTGCAGGATGCACTTTACCCTGTGGGGGAACTGGCTTATAATTAAATACATTCACCCTTCCTTGTTTCATTATGATTGGGTCGCCCTTGGCTGCATAAAAAAACATTTCAAAGGAGTTTGCCAACTGTGTTCCAGGGGCAAGTGTCTGCCCAACTCCCTTTGACCAAATCCCTATTTTATTTACCGAATACTTCCTAAATCCTACCTTCAAAAGGATTTCAAAAATATCCCTGCTCCAAACATATGGGTCCAACCATAAAATCAACCACGTATCCCTTTTCATAACCCTATAAACCTGCGTTAAACAGGCTGTTATAAATTCCAAATAATCATCTGCTTCCACTTCATGGTATTCATCATTCCAATTCTGTTTAAACCCCGCTTTTTTATGGCAAAGGTCTCTTCCATATGGAGGATCCATTTCCACTATATCCATTGACTCATTGGGTAATTTTGCAATCATGTCAAAAAAATCACCCACAATATATTTAGATATCAAATCCTTATGTACCTTATCAATATTTGCAGCTGCATTTTTTGCAGTAAACCTCTTTGCCAACTCAGCCTTTACAATACCCTCTTTTATATTGGCCAATATTTTGGCTGCCTCTGCCTTTGTCTTGGCTTCTGCCACTTCTGGAAACGCCTTGGCTGCATCTGCTAATGTAATGTCCTGACTCACACCACCCCTTGTTATGTTCAACAATTCGGCTGTTTTCTCCTGTGTCCATCCAGGCCCATCAGGAGTGGTTGACGTCTTTTTCCCATATATTGCAATCTGCAATTCGTGAATGGCTTTCCTTGCTTGCACCTGTTCAAGCCATGTCATATCCTTCCTAATAACATTTTCCATCAACTCAATACTTTTAATCTCCAACTCTGACAAAGTTTGGGGGTAAATGCGAATTGGAATATTCGCAACTCCTCCTTCCTTTGCTGCCCTCATTCTTCTTCCACCTGCGAGAAGGGTGTATGTACCATCATTCATGTCCATTACTGCAACTGGATGGATAATTCCCTCCTTTTTAAACGACAACACCAAATCGGATACATCACCATAATCTTTCCTAAACCTTTCACCAACAACAATACTTTCAATGGGAACTATATCAACTCTCATTCCTATTTACACCTCCTTATAATTATAATTATTATTATTTCATTCCCGAAAGCTTTTCAACCAACTGACTTATTACGTCCTGTGGGAGAGAGGCGATTAAATCTGTGAGGTCAATATTCTTATCCTTTTTAACCTGCCCCCTCTTTCTTCCCCCAACCCTTGCAATCTCTGTTCTCCTATTTTTCCTAATTGACAAAATCAATTCCTGCAATTCACCATCACTCATGGTACTAATGCTCTGCCTTAATTCATCAATGGTCATTCTTCTTCTCCCTTCTTATCATTACCATCTTTTGTACTTTGTAATAACAATAAATCCTTCGCATCAATCCTCTTTGTTATTAAAAGGGCGAGTGCTGTGGGACCTCCCTGCTCAACCAAATCCAACACCCCCTGCAACAATGCTCTTATGACAGGGGAGATAAGGCCCCATGGAATAAGGTTCTGCATCCTTGCATGGTCTTCCTGTGAAATCTCAACAGATATGCGTGGCCTATAATCATCCATTATCTTCTTCATATGTTCCCCTTTTTTGTGAAGTCAGCTTATGTTAATTATTAACATAAGCTAAACAAAAAAAATTGGGGGATGGACGCTGTCCATGCCCATCCCCCATCCAACAATTATTGTCCGGTTACAAACTTCTTAACCCTATTCTGAACACCATATTCAGATGTCTCCTCTTCTGTTAAAATAGCCCATCCCTGTGCTCCAATCATGTCAGATATGGGGAGGTTGCCTCCAACGGTTGAGATTCCAAAGGCTTGTAAAAAGGAGCGAATTGCTAACTTCCTACTATTCGCCTTCTTTTCATCATCGTTATTTGTGGGGAGCATCATCACATGTTGGACGTCCCTGCTTTTAGGCTTTGATGGAATATCAAACTTTAACTGGAGGTACATGCCACCTGTGTTTGTACTCTTTTTTAAGGCTGCATCAATTACCCTTATCTGATATTCCCCAGTTGCCACTGATTCAGGCTCATACACACCATCAAAATCCATGTTCAAAAAGCTCTCCTCATTATTCATGTTCATAATACTTCCTCCCTTTCAATTTTGTTATGGTTTGCATACATGCAAACAGTTAATAGGGTTTATCCTCTGTTGAATACCCAACCTTCTTCAACAAAGCCTTTATGTCCTGTACTTCATAGGTCTCAAAAATACCCCCTTTCCCAAGTCGCGTCCTTGCTCGGTACATTCCTGTTGCTTTGGTTAATAATGAATACTGCACACCACTTGATGTTTCCTTTGATAATGCACAATACACTTCATCAAATAATATGGGCACTCTCCCCCTCAACTTTCCCACAAAGGAGGGGCCAACAAACATTCTTCCTGACACTTCATCCTTATCCACGTCCTCATGTGCGATTAATATAACATCACATGGTAAATTGGTTATATCCCTAACAATGCTTTCCACAATGGCCATTGCAGGAAGATAATCCTGTTGAAAAGGAGGCCCACCCAAACGCCCCGCCTTCTTCAAAACCTCATTCATCGCAGCCCCTGCTAATGTGGTTGCACTATCAATGGCATATGTTCCAAGTTTATCAAACAACCCACTCCTTTTCCTTTGATGATACACCTTGTCCCATGCTGTTATTTTGGTTGGAGCCATTGGGTCTTCATCTTCCCATCTAACATCGGCCATTATCCACCCTTCTTCAATCTCACTCCTAATGGTCTTAGTCCCCCCTGGGTCAAATGAATCAACCAATATTGGACGCCTACACGTTTTCAACAAATTGGTTTTACCAACACCCATACCCCCATACACCAACGCCTTAAAGGTTTTCTGTTTTGCAGACTCCTGTTCGTATGTTTTCCTAATTTCTTCAAACTCTGGAACTTTGAGCCTCTCCTTATTATTTTCCATTTTCATCCTCCCCTTCATTTATCCTAAGTCCCAAATAACTTTAGCTTTTTCCCTTTCCTTCGCAGGATTCCACCTTTCAACAATGAAATTTAATGGTGGTTCATCTACCCTACTTAATGGATTCGCCCATGCAATGCAAAAATCCTCATATGGACAACCAAAGTATTTGGTACAATTCTCTGTGTTCTTTGGGAATGCCCTCATTACCTCATCATCTGCTTTACAATCCATTAACCTATTATACTCATTATCAATCCTCTCCATCAAATCATTAACTTCCCATAACCACGCCTCCATCACATTAATCTGATGTCGAACTGGAATCCTGTGAAACTTCACATCCTTCTTTGAAAAGATGGCGCCATTTATTTCCACCCCAAACACGTTATTTGGATTAAATACAGAATACAAAACATGGTTATAAACAAACACCTGCATCTTCAAATACCATTGGTCAATCCAAGCTCTTGATAATGCAGAGGCTGTTTTATGTTCCCTACTTTTATACAATCCCTTCTCTTTTAAAATTGAATCCAATTTAAAATGCAAAACTTTTTTTCCTGATATTGGTACAGTACCTGCAATTTCTGTATAGACTGGCTCAAATTTATCATCCGCATATTCAATAATATACTTTGTTAATCCAATTAACGCCTGTTGGGGTGTTTTTGGGTGATAAATTTCATCACTCTGTTCTCCAAAAAACTGCCTGTAATGGTCTGTTAATAAGGCATGACCCTCAACCACAGAATTGAGTGAATATCCTTTTGTAATTAATGTCTCCATAGCAAGGTGCCAACCCACACCAAACTCCAAATGAACATTGGGTTTATCTGGCACCCAACCAAGTACATATTCGTAAAAGTGTTGCCTTGGACAGCACATAAAGGATTGCAACTTTGTTGCATCATATATGCCCCATGTTGGGTGAAATTGCACATTACTCATTTCTTCCTCCTACCATTGTTGCCCTGCAATAATTAAAGAACCTCATTACTACTCAAATAATCCTCCAATTTTTCAAGAATCTCTTCCAATAAATCAATGGTTTTTGCAGCCTTCTTCCTATCATATGTGGAATCATACTCACTATCCACAATATCATCAATATATTCACGAACCACATCTGCCATCCCTTCAATAACAACCTTCAATTTAGTCATTTTTCACCTCCTTAATTACTGCCTTTGGGGGCACCAAATGATGGTTGACCCACCTTAATTCAAAAGCAGCCCTTCTTATAAATATCTGTGCCTTGGTAATTAAAGAGGCTGCTTCATATAATAGGTCACTTACCCATTCAACATCCTCCATACTAACCGTCCTTACGTCAACCAAACAATCTATTGTATCCAACAAATCAACAACCTCATCAGAAATAGCACCCTCTGAAATCAATATCCTTTCCCCCAACTCATGCCTTAATTTCTCCACACTTTGCCTCCTTCTCCTTTTTGTTTGTGATGGATAATGTAACCATTACATGCCCACCAGCTGTTAATGTTGTATTGTGTATCCTACACCCATACAATCCAATGGGTAAAAACTCTGTCCTCTCCTTAACTAATAATGTGGCAACCTTTGTGTTTTTACTTTTCATCCTTCATACTCCCTATTCGTAACAACCCTTATTTCATAATTGTTTCGTTCCCCATTAAAATAATCCCTTAATACAAGGGTTAGGTCAAAACCCAACCTCTTCTTCAAAACAGCCATGAATTTAGCATATGCAACCTCCTCACTTTTTGCTATTGTTGTTAGGGAGAATATTTCACCCTGCCAATTAAACACCCCTTTCCACTTTACCTTATCCATCCTTTATCCTCCGTTCTTAAGCCCTGCAATTAGTTTTCCCCATCATTAATTATATCCAATGCTATTTCAAATAGCATTTCACATCTCCTTCCTTTCGTCCTTCCTTATCAAAATCAACAAATTAACTAAGGCATCAGTTGGATTGGTAGAATGTATCGCTCCCTTATCTCCTGAAGAAAAATAAAGCCTATCATTTGCTTTCATTGATATTGTCCCTTCCGGCAATTCTCTCCAAATCTCTGCCATAGTTGGAGCCGGGATATAATTTTTACATTCCCTCAATAAATCTTTATTGTGGATAGAATCCTTATTTACAAGATATGGCGATGGTAGAACCTTCCCTGCATCCTTTATAGACTGCAACACTTCTTCTAAATATGTCGCCCAATAGGAATCTGTATCTAATCTAATCCCTGCATCAATCAGTCGCTTGCTTGCCTCAAGGCTGGCATAGTTAAGTTTATTCATGTTTTCCCTCCCTTCTCCTACGGTCTATCCCTCTTTTGAACTGAATAGGTCTTTCGGATAAAACCACTTCTCATTGAGAATATGCCCTATTCCATATTTAGACCGACTCGCTTGTCCCCGAAAATACTCGTTTGCTCGTTGTTATTGGAAACATTGAGCTGATACATACATCCTCGTTTTTCTCTTGCCAGTCCTCAAATTCCTCTGATGAATCAAACATCTTATAATAATAT